GCAAAGTTCATGCCATCTTGCTCTTGCACTGAAACCACCCGCCATTGCGTTGGCTGGATGCTTGAATCTTCAACAAGCCAGACGGAACCAGCGGCTGGTGCAGTGTCAAATGCTGGGCTGACAGTGATGTCATTGCCGCTAACGCCTGTGATGGTGCTCACCGCAACCACTGCGTCAGAAAGCACAACGCTGAGCGTGCCGGATAGTGGCAGGCCACTGCCATCGTCCACTGTGATAACAGAGGTGGTGGCGGCTGAGATGCGACCACCGCGTCGAGCACCAGCTTTTACTGGGTCGGCAATTTCAATGACGGAGCCAGGCCGCAACACCACGCCATTTTCCAAGCCCGTGACGAAGGTGACAACTTCCGTCTCGTAGCGTTCGGTGTATAACAGCCATTCGCCAATGCGATGGGCTTGGCTACGGCTGGTGGTTGCAAAGGCGCTGACTTCCTTGGTGATAACGCCGTATTTGGCGATGCCATCGACATCCTCAACAATTTCGCGGTCAATGTCGCCCAGATCAAGATTCAGCCATGACACCACCACAACAGTGGCGCGAGTTTTGATGCTGCTGCCTTCGTAGTTGAAGCCGTTTTCAGCAACATTACTGAGGCTGAATAACGCCACTGGATCGGATGGTCGATCCTGAGCAACTGTTAGCGAGCCAATGCTCCAAAAAGGCATCGCCCGAAACACTGAGCACATGTCATTGATGACCTTATATGCCTCTTCTTGCGTTTGTATGTTGACGTTGCAGCTAAAACGCGGCTCAGTGATGGGGCTATTCAAGCCAGTTGGCACCAGCTCGTTGCAATACTGGCTAGCGCGGAAAAATGCCCACTTATCAAGTGCTGCTGCTTGGATGTGATCACCTAGTCCGTATCTACTGCTGGTGAGCAAATCCCACAAGATCCAGGCTGGATCTGTAGTCCATGCGGCGGCACCGAAAGTGCCGTTCCACACGCCGGAATAGGTGATCCGGCCAGTGGTTGCATTGACCGTAGCGTTGCTTGGGATGCGTACCTTGATGCCACGAATTTTGTAGCTGCGAACAGGGATGCTGCTAAATTGTTCGGCATCAATCCGAAGTGCGATATAAGCACTGTTGGGATAGCGGAGTTTCTCGTAAATCAGTTCGGTGTAGCTTAGCCAGCTAAAGGCGTTTGAGATTTTGGCACTTGTGCTGTCTGGTGATACACGGGTTACGCGAATATCAACAGGAAAGGCGCCAGCGATATTCACGATGTAATCGCGCTGGTACAGGTCAGACGTGCGGCCTTTGATGGTGTCGTCGATGACGGTTGTGAAACCACCGCCGTTATATTGCACCGCAATGGCTAGATCAATTTCCGACCCAAGGACATCACCGGTCGATGTGAACTCTTGCAGCAATGGCACATTGATGGTGATGCGGACAGCATTTACATCTGTGTCCGTAATGGTGCGAGTAACAGGGATGCCTTCTAGTACATCGCTGCCCACTTGAACTTCATTTTCTACTGCATCGAAGCCGGGTACATAGGCTTGCGCTTGCGTACCAAACCGCGAGACAACGGTGACATTGGAGAAGTTGAAGTCTGATTCTTGCGGGTCTGTATTGCTAGCACCAGAGCGCAGCAGTGGCGTCTTGTTGAAGTACATATCCTTCATCGACGCATTTGTGTAGGCAGTGGTGCCTTGCGTCAACCCCAGCCTTGATGGCGTGGCAAAGCCTTCAATCTCGCCTTCACTGAGCAGCTCAATAATTTTGGCGTAGGACGTTGAATCAAGGTTGTCCTTGGCTTCTTTCGCCTTGCGTCCGGCACCACCAGCCTTGCCGCCACCGCCACCAGCGCCGAAGATGCTCATGCTGATACCTGCACGATGTCAATGCCAGCGCTGACGACAACACTGCCGACTAAGATTTCGCCGTACACCACAGGCACTGGCACGCCGGGGCGGCTGGTGTTTTGGATGCCGCTGAAGCTGAACGATTTGCGTGGATCGTTGTCGTCTTTGGCAAGTCTGGGCGTAGGCGTTAGGAGCTGAGCGATGCCGCCAAGCACAAGGCTTGTACCGATAAAAAATATGGCCGCACCAGTTGCGGTGAAGGTAGATGCGCCTATTTTCAAGGCTGCTGCTGTTCCTGCTGCTGCCGGAAAGAAAAATGACGCCGCGATCAAAGCCGCACCAAGCAAAATCCTGCCCACCGCACCAGCACCGGCAATCACTGGGATGATTCGCAGTTCTTGGCCTATCGGATTATGGAGATCCTCTCCGCCGAGATCAGTGGCGGCGGTGCGGACACGGTAATGCTGGTCGACCATGTGGCGTTCCAGCTCGGGCCAGTTTGTCACCAGAAAACGCACGGCCTCAGCGGCAGTAGAGACATCGGCCTCCAACACGCGATGGCCTACAAATTTTGCGAGCTGGCCATATAGCCGGATTTTACGCAGCATGACGCAACCGCCTACCCGTACATTGTAAAAGCCATCCGCCATAAAGCTCGCGGCAACTCAGCCGGCCCTGCAGGTGATGCAACACCATCTGCTCGCCGAGATACACCGCGCAGTGGTTGAGGCCAGGGCTGGCGATACTCATAAACAGCAGATCACCAGGCTGCAATTCCTCCTCTGGCGACAGCTCGCGGAAGCCGGTTTCTTTCCAGCGATCGTCGAAATATGGCTTGGCTTGGAAGTCATCAGGGTTGCCGCAGCGTTTCCAGTCACGCAGTTTGATGCCTTGCTCGGCGTACCAATCACGCGCCAGGCTCCAGCAGTCATGAACACCCCACACCCATTGCCTGCCGATCAATGGTGCTTTGTAACCGCTCGGTCTGCACGCATCCCATTGCTCAGTTTTGGGGTTGACGATGTACCACGGCAAGCCGCTGACTTCACAGGCGGCACGGTCAGCCGGTGATGGCGCTGGCGGTGTTGCGGGGTGCGAGTGGACGATGGCCAAGATGTCGCCGTAATCCTCGGCGGCGGCGTAGTCATCAGGCGACAGCAAGAAGAATTGATCTGGCGTTGATGCCTCATTGCGGCATGGCCAGTACCGCTCGCGGCCTTTATGCAGCACCACCAAACCACACGCCTCGCGTGGATCTTCTGCTTTGGCGTGTTCCAGTGCCTTATCTCTCCAGATCATCAGCTTTGCGTGGAGCCGATACCGGGGAAGCTGCCATAAGGTAACTCCGCATTGGTGCCAAAGCGCAACCGGCAGCTACCGAGTCGTTTGCTGCACACATCCTGACTGGCGGATGCAACTACATTGTCATTGGCATCGAAGTAGTTGGTGCCGGTGTAGCTGCATTCGCTGGAGCGATACACCCACTGGCAGATGTTGCTAATGCATTGACGTTTTGGGGCACGAACACCAGCGAGATCAAACGCGCTCACCATCTCAAATTCGACCAGCTCGCGGTTTTCGGCGGTCTTGCGGTCGATGTAGTAAATCTCGCGTGGAAATTCAGCGCTGAAGTCTTCGGTTGCGTTCGTCGGCTCCAGCAGAAAACTGCTGTCATTTTCCAGCAGCAACACATCGTCGTCTTCAGTCAGCAGATCGTCCAGTGCTGGAAAATTAGCAGCATCGAGGTATTTGGCCATCGTGCGGATGCGCGTTACCTTGGCGCCTTCCAGTCCATCGGGCAGCGTCAGGATGATGGCTGTGATCGTGCCAAGGATATTGCTGACGCGGATCTTGGGCCTAGGCATCGTGCCTTGGCCGTTGTATTCAAAGCCATCAGCCTCCACTGGAAACTTCAGATAGCTATTACCGCGCCAGATGACATCCGTGTTGTTGAATAAGTTGGTGCCAGCGTGGAAGCGGTAGAGGTCGTTGGTGCCGTGGATTGCAGTGATTAGTTGCAGCTCAAACAGCTCAATGATTGCTGACGGCGATGGCGTTTGCAGATCGCCTGCGATGATCGACACCGCCATCCAAGTGACGGTGCCATCCTGCACGGTGTTGGCGATGACCGTTGGCCAAAACGGCTCGGACGTGCCACTGGTGCCAGCAACCGTGCAGCGGTAGAAGAAGCCGCCACCGTTATCCGTATAAGCCTGAACAACGTCACCGACGCTGTAGGCAGTGCTGGAATTCCAAGGTGTTGGTGCGGTCACGGTTCATACACTTGGCGGAAGGTGGCATTGATTACAGCACGACCGCTATAAGGAATTGATTTCGTCCACTGA